TCAAAAAACTCATACTGCTCACAGTCTTTCAGTTCATCCTTTTCATTTACGAAGTTCTGGATCAGCGCCTTCTGGTGTGACACGCTCTCGCTTTCCGTCTTGCCTTCCTTCTTCATCAGATCCCGGTCAGCATCGGACAGGCGGATGTATTTTCCGATAACCCACTTACTCATCCGAATCCCCCTCCATCATTTCTCCGATAATCCGCTCCATGACCTTCTTCTGTTCTCCGAAATTCAGTTCTACCTCAACACGCTTTTCCTCATAGATCTTCACTGCCTTGATAAGATGCTTCACAAGTTCGGAATCAACCTCCGTCTTATCTTCAGCTTCACGCATGGCGGAAAGCCATTTGTTATCCAGTGTCAGCACCCCATCCAGCTGTTTCCTCTTCGCCCTCGCCTCAGAAAGCCTCTTCCCAAGTTCTGCCGCCTCATCGTCATATTTGTGTTTAGCGAACCGGTATTCAGCCTCATCCAGAACACCCTCCGTAAAGCTTTCAAACAAATGCTCCCGCCTGCCGTTCACCCTCTTCAGTTCCTGAGTGATATAATTGATCTGGCCAACATACTTATCGATCAGGCTTTTCTCCTTCATTGACCCTCGCATCTGTTTCAGCAGTTTTTCCTGATCAAGAGCCGCCGTTACCTGCCCTTGGATGACAGCAATCACAGCCGCTTCCACATCAGAGTATCGAATCATCCTCCTTGAACAATTCCTGTATCCGCTGTCGAGATAACCGCCGCAGACATAATAGGAATGTGCCTGGTCCATAGGAATATGCTTTTGGTTCGCCTTTACAAACCTCATCCTCTTCCCACAATCACCGCAGTAAATCCTTCCCTTGAAATGATTTACGATCTGTTCCCTGAGAGGAGCATGCTTATCCATTTTCTCCTTCATTTCCTTTGCTCGTTCATCGAACAAAGCCTGTACCTTGTCATACAGTTCCCGGCTGACAATCGCCTCATGCGCATCCGGAATGATCCTCCATTCATCAGGTTTTGCCCTGTGGCACTTGATTCCCTGATATAAGGATTTCGGCATCCTCCCATATACCAGTTCCCCGGTATATGTAGAGTTTTTCATGATGTCGATGATCGTCCTTCCGTGCCAGATGGTATGCTTATACTTTTCCGCATGCCAGATCCCAAGTTCCACCTTCCGCTTTGCAGGTGTAACAGCACCCATATCATTGAGCCGCCTGCAGATCTCGCTATGTGAAACTCCTGCTGCCTTCCACTCAAAGATCATCTTCACATATGGAGCGACCTTTTCATCCACTTCATAGCGATATGCCCTGGTCTTTGACTTCACATAGCCATAAGGCGGAAACGCCGGCAGATACTCGCCCTTTTCCTGTCTCGCCCTGAAGGATGTAATGATCTTTCGTGAAATGTCCTTTGCGTACACATCATTCATCATATTCTTCAGCGGAATCATCAGCGCTCCTTCCGCGTCATCAGAAGTCAGGCTGTCATACCCGTCAGTAATTGATATGAACCGTACGCCCAGGAACGGAAAAATCTTTTCCAGATACTGTCCCGCTTCTATGTAGTCACGTCCGAAACGGCTCAGGTCCTTTACCAGAATACACTGAACTTTTCCGCCCTTAACATCCTCCATCATCCGCTGGAACTCAGGCCTGTCAAAGTGAGTACCTTTCTTCCCGTTATCCTCATAAATATCGTAAAGCTTCAGATCCGGATGCTCGGCTATATACTCCTTGCAGATACTCGTCTGATTCTCGATGGAATCCCCGTCATCATCCTTTCCGCTGTTCTCAATGGAAAGCCTCACATAAACCGCAGTTTTGTAATAGTTGTTCTCAATTACCGGCGCTGCGGCTGTTGTTTCAATATTCTTTCTGCTTTTTCTTGCCATGCCGCACCTCCTATACCGCCTGACTGCCGTAATCTGCCAGCATCTTTACAACCTTTTCCGCTTCATCTGCATGCCGGAATACAACCTCAGCTCTGCCGCCTTCAAATACATTGACCTGTCTGATCAGATCTACAACCATGCTTCTGTTCACGGAAGTAATATTCCTGTACTTTTTGAATGATTCCATCCATGAAAGAGAATCCCGGTTTCTACTGACTGCCTGTTCCCTTTCATCTTCAATCGCCCGGATAGCAGCCTCCGCTTCTGCGATCTTCGCAGCATAGCTTTTTTTGAACAGAAAATATTCATCCTGCCCAATCAGGCCTTCCTGCAGGTTTTCATACAGTTTCAGCTTGAAGGACTTGTTTCTTTCGATTTCTTCCTTCAGCCTGACCACCTGCGCATCATAATTAAAAACATTGGCCTGCTTCTCCGGAAGGGAATCCACTATATCAAGCATCTTCTCCATTTCACAAACAGAATCAATCTGCTTTGACACCATCTGCAGAACAACATCCGTAAGCTTTTCCTCCGATATTGAATGTGTACTGCAGCCCTTTCCGGCCTTCCTCGTAGAACAGATAAAATAGGAATATGCCTTGCCACCGGCATTATAGGATTTTCTGACCATGTTCTGACCGCAATCAGCACATTTTACGAAACCGGAAAGCGGATATACCACATCTTCTTCCGGAGCAATGCGGATATCTTTCGCAAGGATCATCTGCACTGAGTCAAACATATCCTTGTCAATAATCACTGGAATAATGCCCTCAACCCGGATCCAATCAGCTTCATCCCTTGGCATTATCTTTTTGATCTTATAATTCGGAGTACCGACTTTGCCTTGTACCAAAACACCAGTATATATTTCGTTGGTCAGGATCCTTGTCACAGCCTTGGATGACCACAATGCTTTCTTATGTACTCTGAAGTTCGTCTGAACCTTCATTCCAAGAGAAAGCTTATATTCCATCGGGCATAATACGCCCTGCATATTCAGCTTATTCGCGATACGCCCCTGGCTCATCCCCTGTATCTTCCATTTGAAGATTGCCCGGACGATCTCTGACGCATATGTATCCACCACAAGCTTATTGTGATCCTCTTCATCCTTCAGATACCCATATGCGGCAAATGCGCCTATGAACTGTCCCTTTTTCCTCTTGATCTCCAACTGTGACCTGATCTTTACAGAAATATCTTTGCAGTATGCGTCATTGATCAGGTTCTTGAACGGAATAATCAGAGAATCCGACTGATTCCTGTCCAGACTGTCATAATTGTCATTGATTGCAATAAAACGCACACCGAGAAATGGAAATACCCTCTCGATGTAATTGCCTGCTTCTATATAGTTTCTTCCAAAACGGGAAAGGTCTTTGACCACCACGCAGTTTATCTTCCCGGAACGGATGTCTTCCATCATTTCCTGAAATGCCGGTCTGTCAAAGTTGACGCCGGAATATCCATCATCGGTTTTCTCCGAAACCGCATGGATCTCCGGATGTTTTGACAGAAAATCCCTGATAAGGGCTTTCTGGTTGATAATGCTGTCGCTCTCCAGCTTATCGCCATCATCACGCGACAGTCTTGCGTAAATGCACGCATTGTAAGAATTGATTTTACTCATATTGGCAGCTCCTTTCGACTTGATCGCTCTTGCCGAAACAGCCGCCTGTAACATGACCGCTCATCCTCAGTCACAATTTTAGTTCGACCTGAGCCTATATTACCGTGCTTTTTCCAAACTTTCCATGACATTCTGACGGATGGCGGTTATCGGTTCCTGAGATAGTGTTCCATCCTGTCCTCCAGCGTTTCATCCGTATCGGAGAAGGTAGCCTTTACAATGATGTCACCGCATTTATAGACATACGGATTCTTGATCTGCCGGATAAAACTCTTAATCCGCTCTTCCTTCGGCAGCGTCCTGTCTATATGCACATCCCTGATATCCACAAGCGTTTCCGGATCCACGGTTCTTATATCCACGGCTTTCATTTCTTCCAAAGTCATCATTTATTTGCCCGTCCTTTCTGAGGACTCTTTCCTCAAGTCACAGGCAACGAAAATGGCCCTGATTTTACCCTCCAACGGAAAAAAAACCTGCGGAACATCAGGATTTCTCCCAACGCCCGCAGGCTCGATAACGTTTCGATATTCAGTTTATAATCCCCTCGGCTGCATTTCCTTCACCTGGTCTTTATTGCTTTCAAGCTTTGAATAATCAATCTTGTCCGAAGTCATCTTGTATATCTGCACCATGACATCTATAAAGCCATCAAAGGCAAGCTGCTGTTCTGGAGTCATTTCGATCTTCTCCATTATCACCTCCAAGAGTAATATTTCTATTATTCATTATGTCGGGGATATCCACTTTTGTAAGCGGGCGAATTGCACGAGTTGAAGTTTTTTCTTTGTACGCTTTGTATGGAAAAACTGCCGACAGCCCTAAAAGCCACCGACAGCATCTGATTCACTCCCCGGATTCTTTGGCGTCCTTTTCCTTAAGCTCCTCCAGAATCTCCGGACCATAATTCTGGATCATGCGCGCCAGAAAATCCGCGCACTGCTCCATGTTCAGCCTTGCCTCTTTTTCCGTCAGGCGGCCGTTGTCAACCAGAACATAACCTTCCATGCATCAGGCACCTCCATCTCGTTCTCGGAGGCAGAGCCATAAAAAACGGATTCCATCTGCCGGATGTGGCTCTTCCTCTCACATCCCAGTCAAAGAATATTCGCGGTTTTAAACCCTGAAGGCAAAAAATAATAATGGCCGGCAGAGAAATCAATCTCCACCGACCATATTTCTGCTGTTATTACCCAAAGGAGTCTAACACACCTCCGCCCTTCGAAAGACTCTGTAAATAACAGGAATCAAGATTATAAACAGCATTGAGTACACCATGAACAAAATAGGTAGTGCCCCCACAACAGTATTTCCAAATTCATACGCATTAAATAACCTTACTGCAACACTTATCTGTAGAAGCTGATCCGGCATCAGTCCTAATATTCCGGAAATTGAGTTGATGCTTCCCACAAATGACGGCAAAAATAATAATACAAAAGGAAACGTTATCGAAACCACTGCTGATCTCGTTATAACAGATATGAACAATTCAGTGGTTAATATAAACAAAATTCCTACATATCCACCCAAAACTGTCAAAGTATAATTTTCTAAAAATGTTATGTTATAAAAACTCTTCCATCCATAAAGGCTTACTTGTATTGGGCAGTTCCATCCGCCACTTCCTAAAGCAGATAACACAAAGTCACGACCACCAGCCCGGCTGGTGGTTTGATTAAGCCCCCCTCCGGGGCCTCATTGTAGTATCCGCCTAAAGGCGGTTTAGAGAGCCTGTTCATTTGTTACTGGCTATGCCGCCCAGATGGCGG